ATTAGATATCTTGACCGATTATATACCCGTCGAATGTTCCTTCTCCTGTCACGATGAATCCGAGCGTATCCTTTTTATTCGGACCGGAAAGAGTCGGAGCCGTACCCTCTGCCCATTTGATTGTTTCGAACAATGCAGCTGTTCTTCCTCCGACGGAATCCTGAGTTATCTCTATCATGAAAATCTGCCCAACTGACGCATTGCTCAAAGCGATCGTTATATTTCCTGCGGGCATTTGGATCCTATTCCTGTTTGATACATCAAGGTCGATAGTAACTGTCGCGTCAGCATCGGGAGAGAAGGAAGCAGTTACCGGTCCCTTATGGATTCCGCTTTGCTTATGTTCAGCCAGAAGAGCTTCGACCCATTTGTTGAAATTAGCCGCTGAAATTATGATTTCGACATTCGCTCCTCCCGAATGGGCTTGTGGGGTCCCTTCTACGCCGCGGATGCAGTTTATGATGCTGTTTTCGGAAACTATTCCCAGGATCCTTTCCATTTTTGCCGGGGTTTTAGCTCCGCTGGAATCAACTCGATCAACAGTTACAAGAACCGCCGTATCGGTCGGAAGACCGGTAGATGAAACGAGTCCGAAATGATCAACTGTCGAGTCGATTATTCCAGAAGCCTCCAACTGCCATCCGGTGTTAGGAGCTACTTTGAGGAACTTGTCAGTGTTTTTTGGTGTCATAAGATTATCAGGTTAATTATTTTACTTGAAAAAATTAGATGGCGTTCTCAGCTTCTCGATGACTCCCTTGGCCTGCACTTTGAGAATGGTGAAATCTGAATCAAACGATTTCGAGTAAACATGGAATTGTATAGCATTCAGGATCTTTCCGATCCGCTTCGCTTTCTTAACGGATGCCTGGTTGTATGTTATCGGAGCATCTTCCTCATCTTTGAGTGTTATCTCTCCGAGGTCTCCTTTCCAGAATTCTATGGCTTGCAAGCTGTCGGTTATCTGTTTTGTGGCTAGCGATGAAAATCCTCGCTTTTTTTCCAGTCCGAGAACTTCGAAATATATTGTCCCGCTAGGCCTCCCAAGCTCTATCAGCGCTTCCTGGACATTGGCGAAAACAGTCGAATCATCAGAAATAGGAATCAGCCCGGATATCCAAGACTGATAAAAAGGCTTGCCAAGATCCCCCTTGATGTTCGGAGATATCTCGATTAGCCGCGTACCGTCATTAGGGATTCCAAGAAGCTTCGTTTTTCCGTCGCTCTCAGTGACTTCTAGGAATGATTTGAAACCGACAGTCCATTTCCAGAACCATTCATTCTGTTCCGTGTCCAAACCGAACATGATATCGTTTCCGTTCCCGCTTTCTGACGCTGTGAAGATAATCTTAGCGTCATACCATATCCCAGCTATATCGTTGATATTTTTCAATCCTCTGAATGACGGCCTGATGTTTCCTGAAAGTTCCCCGGTCGAAAGGATATTAGTGACATTCGCTTTGTTATTAAGGGAGAATATTCCACGACCATTAGGAATGTATAGCGAGTCATTGGCAGAAACCACTCCGAGGGATGCCACTGTTCCGATCGGTCCAGGAAGCTTGGTCGGATTAGGAACGATGATAGTCGTATCGGCTATCGCAGTCGCTTCCAAAGGGATCTGCCAGATGGAACCGGTTCCCGCCTTGTTCCTCGTTAGCGCGGTGGCTATAGCATCGCCTTTCCCGTTACGGAAGTGGCCGACCCATTCCAATTCCTCTCCAGTCCCTCCCAAGAGAGGCTGATACCCCCCTCCATAGAAGTCGGAGAATATTCCAAGATAATCCCCCGTGCCGCTCCAATAGATCAGGTCTTTCGTAATTCCCCACAAGCGGGATCCTGAATCGGCGATCATCTTGAAAGCCGGCGCTCCGGTCGTGTCGCTGGTCGGGCAAGTGAAAAACGGATTCTGGACGTATGTCCCATCATCTTTGAAAGTCACATCGGTCGTCGATGTCTCAGCTAGGAGCAACTGCTTCCCTGATTCGTCCGAATAATAGATCTGATAGCGCGCCGCTCCCGGTACCGCCGTCCAGGACAATGTCAGGTATTCGTTGGAAGTCGTAATCCACGAGTTCCTGGTCTTATTGGTAGTCAGGTCGAATTCAGCGCTTCCCTGGGTCTCTCCTACATCGTTAAGAGCAGTCACCTTGTAATAATTGTGATACGATCCGGCAGTGAGAACGCTTCTCGTTCCAGTGAGTCCGGTAGGCGCTGCAAGCTGGGTATATCGGAGCAATACCGTTCCGTTATACCTGGTGAGCCTATCGACCCCGTTGGAAATATACAGCTGGTTGACTGATTGGCAGAAGTTGTATTTGGTGGCCGTTGTCGTGAAAGTCGCGCCGCTTACTTCGGTCCATGCTCCCTGATCGACGCTCTTATATGCTTTGCCGTCCGATCCGACAGCTATCTTTTCCTGAACGCCGTCCGTCTTCTCATAGATTCCTGAGGCGATTATCTTCGCCCCTCCGGGAAGCTCTTGCCCATAATATGCCGTTCCCCATCTAGTCTTATGGCGCCCGTCCTGAACCATATACAGGTTGAGCATCTCCTTGGCGAATTTCTTCCCCAGAATGACATCGTCCAAAAGCGAAGCCATGCCCTTGAATTCATCAACGACCAGCTTCCACGGTGTCTTGGCTATTCGTCCTCTTGTTTTGCGGATTTGCATAAAATTAGATCATCGCTTTATATTTCATCTTCTTTAGTTTTTCATTGGCGGCCAGCATATTCGATTCGTATTTATTGTCATCCGAATTGTCATCAAAGATCATAGCTGTGACATAGTCCTCAATGAATTTAGGATTCGACATCTCCGGTTCATCCGTTTCTGACCCGGTTGTGTAGCGGGTCGCTTTTCTCAAATATGGCAAAGTAATTGTCCCGGTCATTGCCGGCAGTGATCTGAAATTTCCGCTTGCGTCCCAAAAAATATTCGGAGAAAATCCAGCTTGTGCCATCCGCTCTCCCTCTGATGCGTTGACTTCATTCCATTCCGATCCGTTGATTATCAGCGTCGCCATTTGGAATCCATCGCCCTGCATATTAAAAGACCTTATAAATGCACGGAAATCAGTTGGCAAAGGATCCGTACCCGTTCCGCTTAAAACAAGTTGCGTAGTAGTCATTAATTCCTTCCAGCTATATCCTTCATCAACCAGATCTTCCCATTCCGAAATGGCATCGTCGACATGGTCAATCCGCGTTAGAAGATCCTCGCTTCCAGCTTCAGGGTAATCAGTATCCTTAGCGAATTTCCTATGGACTTTTTTTAAGATGTCAGCAATCATATTTTTTATTTAGCGTTTATTATCTTGTTTCTTCTAGTTCTGCGTACCGGTGGCAATCTCCTGGCTATGAGCGGAAGAGCTCTCTTTCCTATGACGGGCTTCCTTGCCGTACCCGCGATGAGAGAGCTTATTTTCAGCATCTCAGGGTCAACCAACGACGGATATCTGAACTTCTCTTCCAGCTTCTTCGGCGCCCGGCCTTTAGTGAATCCTCCTTGACTTTCAATTTTTAATGCCTTATCAATAAGATTTTCTTTTTCTAACGTCAGTTGATCTATTTGATCCTGATCAATAGCTGGATCAAGAGTCGATATATACGTATTTATGGCCGTAATTTTTTTATCAGCAGCGGTAGCCCACGCTTTAACGTCTTTTTTGGCTTGCGCCCTGTCCATTTCAAGATTAGAACTGGATTTATCCAATTTGCTTTTGCGAGCCGTCATGCTTTCCTTATGAAAATCTCCGTTTGAATCCTTGTACCAAAAATCTCCGTTATACTCACGCGCCCTGTCTTCCGAATCAATAAAGTTCTGCTTATCAACAGCGAAGCGAGCAAGCTTCTCAGTTTTAAATTCCTTATCCAAAGATTTCACATAGATATTTCCATTGGACAGCTGACTCATGTCATCAGAAAGATTTTTTGTTTCTCCTGAAGCCTTTCCTGTTTTTAACGACTCTTTTTCTTTGTCCGATGCTCTTTCCGCTGAGACCTTATTGAAATATCCCAGATCATTTCCCATGAGCTTGTATTTCTCCGTTTGCATATCACTCAAAGGAGCACTGTTCTTATCGTAATAATCCTGAACTTCACCAAGAGCGCTTTTCCCGAATAGGAGTCCTCTGGCAATATTTCCAGGCGTTGAATCTACCGGAGTCATGACCTTGCCGGTATTATTTTCTGCATAACCCTTAAGCAACGCTTTTCCTCCTTGATACATTTTGTCGATTTGCTTTCCGCCAAAAGGAAGAGCGAATCCAGTAAGAGGATTTTGAATCGCGGAAATCAACGGAAGCCCGGTTCCGAATCTTGTCGGATCTCCCTCGCCGAAAAAATCCTTCCTCGGAATATTCAAAACTTTAGCGGCATTCGGGAATGTTTCTTTATCAATCCCAAATCCGTATTCCGGATATACCCCGGCGAATGTCTGCCCCCCAGGAATATTGGAAAGCCCTTCTCCGGCTATCCTTCCGAGAGCCTTGGCAGCCCCAACCGCCTTATTGTCCTCATTTTTGTATTCGTCATATGCTTCGATCATGGAGTTGATCGGATCGAAGGAGACATCGGATCCGCGTATTTCCTTCACTACGCGATTCATCAAATAACTGGCTACGGAAAATTCAAGCATTTTTTTCGCGACAACCAATTTTCTAGGATCATTCTTAGCGATATCGCGGAGCGCATACCATTGGTTGGCGACTTCCAGTTGGAAAGGCGCCACCAGCTGCACTATCTTCGATTTCTGAAGGATCGGAACTTCTCCGATTCCGCGGCCGGCCACCATCTTCCTAGTCCAGTCATCGGCATACTTCACTGGATTGGCTATCCCATCGCTCAAGGCTTTCTGATATTGGGAATTCCAAATGAATTTCGTCCCGACCTCGTCTCCGATCCCAGTCATCCACACTGCGAATTTTTTGGTATCATTCAGTATTCCGGTATCGAATTTGTTGAATCCGTCGAAAGTCCTTTCTCGGATGAAAGCAGACTGTTTTATTGGTCCGCCTTCCTTGAATATCCCGGCTAAGCTGCTTCCGACGGCCTTGGCTGAGTTCTTTATCCCGGCATTCGCGATGCCTTGAGGGATGTTGAAAAATTGCGCCAATGAGCTGGAAGCATTTCCCAGGATGGCATTGGCTTTGAATCGGCTATTAGCCCAATTGGCAATACTCAACGCTTTTCTTCCGAATACGTTTTCTTGAAATGGACGATCGAGAGGATTTGTTTTACCAGCCAAATCTCTCGAAAAATTTTTAATGAATACCAGGAAATTATTTTCTTTGTTTTCTGCCTTCTCTGCAGGGGACGATGCCGTGCCTAGATTTTCCAACTGCTTCCCCGTGTTCTTCTTTAGTTTGTTTTTAAGATAAGCTTGAGTTTTTTCATAGTCCGGAATGTTGGCCAATTCCTTGCTCATCCATTCCGCCTGCGGTTCGCTCACTTCCTTGTCTATCAATATGCTCTTTATCCTTGCCGGATCGGATGAGTCGGATATCTGCTGGACAGGATCCATTTTCTGCGATAATTCTTCAGCCAAGCCTCTTCTGGTATCGTCTCCGGAAAAAGCGCCCTGCGGAAGCATATCCTTAGCCTCATCATCAATCCCCTTGAATCTCTGAATGAACGGGTCGATATGCTTGGCATAGGAGTGGTTCTTGATATAGTCCAGATAACCTTCAATAGCTCCGAAATCATTGGCATCCCCCTTTCTTTTCTGTGCGAAGGATAGCCATTTCGTCTTCGGGTTCGTAACGTCGGATGAAACAGCCAATGCAGGATCGATGCTGGCTGAACCTTCGAACATATTGCGAAGCCCGGTGAATCCTTCCGAATTCCTTCCATGGCGATAATAGTCCGCTCTTTGCGGGATGACCTTGCTGCTCTCAGGATAAAGAGGATGGGTTGGGAAATTAGCTTCACGGACCGCGTTCAAATCATCAAGAAGCTCTGGATATTTGTTCCTGAACCAAGCATCAGCTTTGACGACCTTCTCCCAGTCATCAGGGAAATCCTTCTGCAGATCCGCCAGGCTTTTCTTTCCCTCTCCGAATTCAACGACTGCCTTATCGAGATCGCTTCCTTTCTTTATGCCTAGCTTTTTGACTACCTGATCGAAAACCTCGTTAGTCAAAGCCTCTTGCTCCTTGAAAAGATTCCCTTTCGCCTCATCGAACGGATCAAGCAATTGCTCTTTGATTTTGGGATAATTCTTGCCGAATGCCGCCTCGAAATTGCGATAGACGTCTCTTCCGCCAGCCATGAGAGGGTTGATATCGCTTAGCGTTGACGGATCGACGCCATCCAAAAAATTAGTATTCAAAGATTTCTTGCGCGCATAGTAATCCTTCAGCTGTCCCCATGAAACTTTCTTCTTGATGATCCTGTCCACCTGATCGGACAAGAGGTCTTTCGGCATCGCATTCTTTGGAAATCCCAATTCAGAAAGCTTCAAGATCCTGTCCGCCTGCTCATTGCCTATCTTGCGGATCTCGCTTTTTTTGTATCCGATTTTCCTCAGCTCATTGGGATAATCAAGAAGCTTCTTAATATCATTTATGCGCTCGTTCCTCTTCTCATACGCGCGCTTCTGATATTCGTTATATCCTCCTTCCGGAACATCGAAAGGAGTTCCGTTATCAGCTATCTTCCCCTTGCTTCTTACGAACTCCTCGATATCAGGCAAGGACAGTTTTTTGCTTGTTTCCTGTTTCCCATTGACGAATTCCTCTATGCTAGGAAGAGGCTTTTTTTCCGCATTCCCCCCGTTCACATACTCTTCTATATCCGGAAGCCTTGATTGCTTCCCTTGCGAAATTCCGGATTTAGTGCTAGTGTCAGATAAAGAAACGTCTAGTTGTGGCGTCGTTGCTTCCCCAGGAAGCGGACGTCGAGAACCTAGGGCCGACTCGTCGGCAGCAAGGTTCGCGCCACTACTAGGCGTTTTTGTTTTATACATCGTAGTCATCGACAGCGTATTGTTACCTGTCCTAACTTCCTCGATATAATAAACAGTCCCGTTGTATTTTTTCGAATATTTCAACGCATTCAGTCCCTGTTTTGTTTTTGCTGCAAAAGCCACGGTACTTGGATTTTCTATAATATCCGGAATAAATTTGAAATCATCAACAGTAAGAGGAATTTCATCTTTAGAATGTTTTTTTAAAGAGTGCCTCAATGCATAATTATCCACCTCATGATTGAACTGGGACACATCTATCCCGGTCTTTTCCTGGATTATCTTTGCCGATCGAGGATTAGCTTTACCGACGGTGATCACTTGGCGCTTATAAGGAGAAAATTCAGATCTGGAAAGGTTGGCTATGTCTTCCCCTATGTCTCCCGACGGCTTCGGAGCCGGCGCCTGGACATTCTGAGGGGCCACAAAACCAGGCTCTGCGGTGTCCAAACCAGCCTTCTGATTATCTATCTGCCTTCCGACCAATTCCTTCGCCTTAGCCTGTTTTTTAGCGATGACATCTTCCGAAGAAACAACCTTCGGCTTTCTCATGTTCACATCTTCGATATTGAGTCCAGGTCTAGCAGTCAGAACTTTTCCCGTGACGCTTTCCGGAACGAACGGATTCCTGACTGTTTCAATCACCTTCCTTTCGCTTCCTGGAATCGGACGAGTCGCCGGATCTCCTCCCGAAAAAACACCTGGAATGACTTCGTATTCGCTCTTTGTAGTGACGCGCTTAGAATACGGATTCCTGAAATTGGAAATATCCTTTGAAATGTTGGAAGCCTCTTTGGTGATTCCCTCTGCCACCGGCTTTCCCACCACGCCGAATCCAGCGCCCATTGCCGTTCCCATTCCAGGAACGAAATCCTTGGGAGTCGCTTTCCCTTTGTCCGCTATATTGCCCAGAACATCAAAGCCATAACCGGTTCCCGCTCCTGCCGCTAATCTTTTGAGCTTGGAAGCGTTTTCCATCCAATTCAAGGCCTTCGGAGTCTTTCCAGCCGTAGCCACTTCCAAGACGGCTTTCCCTGTGTCAGCCAGCATGGAAGCCGGGGAAGTATTCGATATAGTCGGCAATATTCCAGTATTGCCTTTTTCGTATTGTTCCCTGACATTCGGATCGGTTGCATAAGCCAAACCTTCCCCGAAAATCTTCGGAGCCTTAGAAGCAACATTGAGCGTTCCGCCGATCATCTCCTTTCCTGTTTTCAAAGCAGCGCCAGGAATCTCGCGAACGAAATCCCTCGCCCGGACATTTTCAGTCGGTTTGAAATAGCTGGTCCTTTCCAGCGGCTTCGATACTTTCATCGGATCATCGAATACGTCCCCCGAAGCGTCGTATGTCTTCTTGGCGAAGTTCTTTATCGGCTGGATTGCCTTGCTCTGGATTTTCGGCGCTATCTCCTTGCTGGCATAATCCATGGGAGACGGATATTTCTGCGTAAAATCCTCCTCCGGTTTGACATAGTTGTCATCGAAGCTTTGCAATTTAGGCGCGACATAATCATCCGCTTTCTGCGTGGCGTTTCCCAGATAATTTTTAGCGCTATTGTAAGCATAGCCAAGACCACTGGAAACAGCCTTTTGGACAGGCTCTTCCCAGTCTTGCAATTTCTTTTTAGCTTTCTTGTAAAAATCGGAAAGGAATCCCATGTCGTTTCTTATTATTTTTTAAGCAGTGATCGGATCGCCGTTCTCATCCACCTCGTTGCCGGCAGCATCCTCATATGCGATAGGATTTCCGGCCGCGTCACGTGATTTCACTTTTATCTTCTTGCCCTGATTATTTTGAGGGTCGAACCAGTCTTCAGCATTGTTCGGATCAGTGAGATCGATAGTCTCTGAAAAATCAGGCGTATCGAGTTCGGCCGGAGCATCCACATCGACAGCAGCCACATCCAATGCATCGGCCAGTCCCCCGTATTCCATATACTTAGCAGCTAGATTATCCCTGAATGACTTGGCCTTGTTCTGTATGTCGCTTATTCCGCTAAGAAGCTTATTGAGGTTCCTATCGCTAAGAGCCTTGATATCGCTTTCCTTCCATCCGGATTTGTTCTTGCTCAGCCTCTCGAGAGCGTCCTTCTGTTCGTTGTAATCATCCAGCGCCTGTTTCCTTGCCTCCTTCTCCCATTCATAGGCTTGGGAGCGCTTCGTGTTGTATTCTTCCAGTGCATTCTGAGCTGCCTGGTTCTGTTTGCTGGTCTCATCCCCATAGCTTGTCAATACTCCGGCCCTTGTCTTTCCAGCGCTTTCAGCGATCGCTCTGGCGGCCGCCCTGCTGGCACTTCCTCCGCTGGCGCCTTTGATCCCCAACATCACGTTGGTGTTATCCATGCTCTTCCTGGTGTCTCCAGCCAAAGTATCAAGATCCTTCTTCTGGTTCTGCTCGATCAGTGTCTTGTTCCCAGTGATAGCGTCGTCGGTCTTCTTCTTGTAATTATCAAGAGCTGAGATATATTGGTCCCTGACTTTGCCAAGGTTTCCGATGTAGTTCTTGGAAGTGCTAAGGGATTTCTTGGTGGAACTGATCAGGTCCCCGGTATCGTCCCATCCCTTTCCGATCGAGGCGATGATCTTGGAATCGTTCGAATTGTTGGTATTCCCTCCCGAACCGGTCGTTTTGCTCGGACTGGAAATATCGGATGGCTTTTCAGGATCGATAGGAAATCGATTGGTGTTGTCTTCTTTTGTTTGTGCAGGTTTTGTTTCATCATAAAGTCCTCCGGAGGTATCTTTTCCAACTGCCAGATCCCTTCTGTATTTGTCCGCCACTGCAGACAAGCTGCCCGATTTTATTCCGGTAGTTACTAATCCGTAAATTTCATTTACCCCCTTTGAGGCTTTATTGCTAGCATTTGGTATGAGTGCCATGTTTTTTTGGTCTTTGCAGCTGCTTTAAAGGCAGCGCTATTGACTTGTTTAGTTGCTTATTGTATATTTCCTTGTTAAATTAAACGTATGAAAAAACTGTTTAAATTGATAACCATATATCTTATCGGGTTAGTGACTGCTATTTTTCTCATAAATTGGCTTGTCTTTGATGTTCAGAAAGCTTATATTTCAGATGTTCAGGATACGCACTCTATGGAGCCGAATTTCAAATATGGGGATTCTGTTATAACTTTTCCATTTGAGAGGCCGAATATCGGGGATGTGATTGCATTTGACTGTTATGTTCCGGATAAGTGTCTCAATGGAGCTATGCATCGCCTTGTCAGTGTTGATTCCAATGGATGTATGTACATCGAAGGAGATAATCAGCCGGACGCTTGGGATATGCATGATTACGGATGTTTAATGCCTGACGAGATTCATATCAAAGGGGTACTTCATAAACTCAACTCTTTTGAAAATTTATTATTTTTAAATTTTTGATGAAGTAGTCCAAAAGCTTAGGTTTTGACTTATAAATTCATGCAGACAATAAAATCCATGGAATCAAACAGATTAGTATCAAGAACATTGCTTTTGGGCTTTATAGTTTTTGCAATCATAATTTTCTACATCACGAGAATGCATGGCGTTCTATTTCTAGCCGCGATATCGTTGACAATTGGCTTCATCGTTTCTCTTATTTGGAAAAAGCTTGACCCGGTTACCGGTGATGATTTAAACGACAATCACCGTGAAGTTTCATCATTCTCAGACGATTATCTTGGTAAAAAATAACCTTTTCAATGAACTTTCCCCTCCCCCGAGAAACCCCGCCCAAGCGGGGCTTTTTCGTGAAAGACGAACTATTTTTCTTCCGATTTTACAATGAGATCAATGATATCAGACTTTTTCAGAGAAGGATCCGCTTCGATACCCTTATCTTGGCAGACCTCAAGCAGTTCAGCTTTTGTCATGGAGTCGTATGATGTTTTTGTTTCCTCAAGAATCGATTTGAAGACTTCTTTCTCAACTGATGTAAGATAAGAGCTTCTCGCGCGTATAACCGCTATTTCTTCCGCGTTCAATGCAGAAACGCTTTTTATCAGCGCATCTTCTAGCTTTTTTTTGTCGCTCTGAACAAGCGTTGACTTGTCTAATACTTTTTCCATGAGTTTTTTTATTAATATTTATGGACTCAATTTCCCCACGAAACCAATTCGTGAGGATATGAGGCTATAAAATTGTAAAGATACTGTGAGACTAGGCGGAAAGGTTGAATTTTGCGTAAAAACAAATTCCTGCCTTGCGTCTTTCATCAGCAACTTTTTCACCATGTCCGAACAAACCTTTGACAAGGTCGCTGTGACCGTTTGGATTTTGTTCAGCAAGTATAGTTGAGATGTTTTCGATATAATCGAAAGCTCCAGTGATGAAAGCTTTGTGACCGCCAACGCATTTGTATCCGTTGGTGTTGTCTCCTGTAAACCATTCGTCCGGTAGGAAATACAAATCAAATCCGGATGTTTTGGCCAATTTCCCTTTGACTACTGTTTCATCATTGACTTCCTTAATAGAAACATTGAAAATCGCCGCTTCCATAAGAACCGGCCCAGCCGAGTCTGCAGGGAGAGCCAACCATCTTTTTCCATCATTAGGAACCTTGTTGGTATTCAATTTTGCAGAAAGCTTATTGAGATAGAACTTGAAGTTTTTCTCTGTGATTGCTAGGCAAGTATTGGCCTGAATCACATAGGCAGCTCCGGCAGTAATTGCTCCGCCATCATATGCAGAAGCTTTGTCATCAGAATCGTTTTCGATAGATATGTGTGTCGCGTCGACATAAGAACCGACTTTAACCCGATAAAACCTTGAATGACCAGCCGCCCTGAACGGCTTTCCCTCCATGCTTGAAGTGAATGTCGTTCCATTTCCTACTACTGCTCCGGTAGTTTCCGAAACGGCGACCGAACCTGTAGAATAATCAGTTCCGACCCAGTTTCCTGCAGCTGCATCCGCCCAGTATGCCATAAGGCACTTGTCCATTTCCTCATACAGGGAATTTCCAGCCTGATTTATGATTTCGCTATCTGGAGCATCTACCGCTGAAGCGAAAGCATCTACAGATGGGATCTCGTCAGCAATTTCCAAGAAGGTATTGACAACCAATCTGGAAAGAACTTCCGTAACCTTCGAATAAGTGATAGCGCTTTTCCCGTCAGTGGATTTCCATCCGCCGCCAGTCAAAGTCGTAACTACGAATTCCTTCCATTTCTTATCTACTTTTTTCTTCATTTTGGGGTCAGAAACATTCTGAGCCTCAAAATCACTGTTGACCACATCCACATACATCGAGCGCTGAAAGAACTTTTGAAGTGCTTTAGTCTGATATTTGATGGAGGTAGTCGTTGTTCCTAATTCCATGATCTTAAAGTTAATTTTTACAATTACACACATTTGCACTTGGTGTAATCGCATTAACTGCTATTACATCAAATGCTTGAATTTTCCCTCGGCAAGCATGCGGCGATAAGCCACTGGATCTTCCTGCTGTATCTTTTTCACATCATCCCAATCGAGCTCTTTGTCTGTCGGGATGACTTGGCCGTTTCCAGATAGGACTCCAGAGAGTGCCGCACTTTTAACCTTTTTCTCTTCAGCGAGCTTAGCTTTCCTCACTGACTCGATTTCTTCAGTGACAGTCTCAAACGCTTCCTGTATCGACATCCCTGCCGGACCTTCTATCCCATATGGAAAAGTTAGTTTTTCAACTGCCTTTGCCAGAATAGGATCAAAAGGTTTTTTATTCGGGTAGTTCTTTTTACTATCCGGACTATCAGGAATAAGCTCCGTGTGCTCATCGATAAAGCTGATAAAGCTTTTTTTCTCGCGTTTTTCGTTTTCTTCCGCTAAGATTTCTTGCCTGATTTCCTCACGATCAGCGTCTTTGATTGCCTCTTTGTCATCCTCTTCAAGTTCATCTCCGGTGATGTTCTCACCTCGGAACTCTTTTATCTTGCGAAGATGCTCTTTCAAAGAAGCGACCTTATCCTCTTTCGAATAACTCTTCAGATCAGCCAATATTTCTTCCTCTGTCGGAACGTTCTTCTCTCCGAACAGATGGAGCATATGAATATGCCTATTAGCTAGACGCCTATCAAGACGAGTAGATCTTGCTTCAGGAGGAGCAATCCTTGGCGATTCAACATCCTCATTGACCTTGTCATCCTGACCTTCTTTTTTGGGATCCCCATTTAGAGCATCCTTGCTTTCCTCTTCGGTAGGTTTTCCATCTGCTTCCGGTTTTTCTCCGAAAGCCGACTGAATCTTATCCTTTCCGATCATCTCGACAATTCTAGGATCGATGTCCTCTTTGATCTCTACAGCCTCTTTGTTTTCAGTGGGCGCCACTGACGAATTGTTCTCATTTGGGGCATCTTGTTCGCTTGCCTCCGGAGCGGTTCTTGGTTCTTCCATGTTTCTTTTTTACCCAGTTACGTTCGGGCACCACGATTGCAATCAGGTTCTCTTTCGAGAAGTTCCCGAGGAGAAGCACAATTCCTTATGCTCCTGTCTTGGATTCTTCTGCTTTTTTTGCAGCCATTTGCCTTCTGGCATTTTTAACGGTTTCTGCTTGATTAATGAATGATCTGAGAACTTTCAACGCTTTTGCATTGGCCAGTGTATTCGCTCCAATAAGCGCTAGATCAGCTTCTGCAGTCACATCTCCTGAATCAATAGGTTCAAGGAGCGAGACGATGACCTTATTTGCTTTCTTCATCATCAATCTCCATCCCTCTCCTTCAGCCATAATAGCTATCGCATCTTCTTCAAGGTTGGGATCGATTTTTTCTTTTTCTTCTTCTGCTACGATTTCCTTTAATTGTGTGATTTCTTCTTTGTTCATATCTTTTTATTAAAATTGAGGTATGTCTTGAGGCTGTGCCTGAGGAGATGATTGAGTCACTACGTGAGACGCTATTTCCTGAGTCTGTTCAGTTGGCGCAACAGTTACGGTTCCGCCAGAGTCTCCAACACCGTCCACTGAATTAGGATTGCCAGAGGAAACTATGATCTTATCCCAGTCCTGGATTCCTGAATCAATCGCGACTCGTTTTATTGCTTCCGCCCAATTTATTTTCTTTCCAGTTTCTTGTAAATCTTTCATAATAGCCCCATTTTGTTCGATACGCTCTAAGAAGGCCATTATCTTTTCTCCAGCGTCATCCTGCTTAGCTGTACTTCCCGGATCAACCTGATAACGGACTCGAAGATCAGACAATAAGTCACCACTGATGATTCCATTTTCAAACTCGCTCAAATCTTGATCAGGATACGCTAATTTTATTTTTTCCAGCGCTGCTTTGATTCCCGGAATCTTTATCTTTCCCATCCCTCGCTTGCTCGCCACAGCCATCATCATGTTGGCGCATTCCTCCAAAAATCTTTCTTGCGTGAACCTGTCCCAACTGTCTCGTGCTCCTTCGCGTGCTCCTTGCATCTTTAAAGCTTCCGGAGTCTTTCCAAATTCAGCGTCCGTGTTTGTTGAGATAGAAGTATCAGTTTGAGCCCCTAAAGACATGAGGTTGGCTTTCATGATCTGACGTGTAGTTTGGTAGGTAACAAGCCCCTGAGGAGCGTTTTCGAGTACTCTTGGCTCGTTAGTCTTGCTGTCTTTGGCAAACCAGAACTTATTATCAACACCCACGCTCGACATCACCATGTTTTCCGGGTCGATAATGGTGGTCGGGTCAATGCTCTTGTCCAACGATTTGAAATATTTCTTGTCCAGAGTATCGATGTTTCTTTGCGCCGTTTCACCTCGTTCGTAATCGCAAAGGTCCCAATAACGATCAATAACCGGAATAGTTCCCTTTTCAACCAATGGAATTCCCGGCCAATAATCTGTCTCGCTGAAAATCACCTTTCCGGAAGTAGCTTCGTATAGCGTCCAGTCTCCTTCGCGCGTGAAATAGTTCCTAAGAATAATCTGTTTCTTGTCTTGATTCCCTCTTTTTTCCTCGCTGGTCAGCGATGATTGGTCGGCAGTGGTCGGATTGAGTTCTGCAATTATTAGCGGATTCCAAACTTCCGGATTCAGTTTTGAGCGGTACTCCAACCATCCTTTAGTGACAAACGTATCAACGAAACACCAATCCATATCCGCGATGGAGGTCTTTCCAGGTTGCGGAACGAATCTTCTAGGATGGATAAGAATGAGATCCGGTCCGGTGTATTTATCAGTAACGAGATAATCGATGAATCCAAGCATCTTTCCATAGACCTTGGAATATATGTTGGTCTGGCGTTGTTTAGTAAAGAAGTCCCCTCCGCTCTTGGCATTCGGCAATATGTATTCGTGATAAACCAAATTGGCAGCGATTACCCGTGGAATGGTTTCGTCATCTATTCCGGAGAATCGGCCGCTCGACATCTGACCCATCACCCGGCAAGCACTGTCGATAACCAAACTTTGCAACTCTCCAGAAGAATGATCAGTTATTGATTTCTTTTCCCTGTCATCTGTTGATGGTCCTTGATATATTCCATAGAAAAGTTTCTCTCGATCATCCCACGAAAAACCGGACGTCATAACGTCTTTTTTTACCTTCTCAGCGTCGGTGTAGTTCGAGGATATTTCGTCTGATATTGTTTTTGCGTCTTCCATTTATTGATTTTTAGACAATAAAAAAAGGGCAGGAAAGACGCCTTTTTAAAAGCTTCTTTCCTGCCCTTTCAATGCATAATGCGGGACAGTGTGGGATATTTCACCCGAATTTTATCATCATCTGCTCATACTACGACTGGGAGGTAAGGTGCTATGGTTCGACTATAACAGGTTATTTTATTTTGTCAAATCTGGGTTTTTTCTCTCCCTCTTTTCAATTCAAAAGTATATTCATAACCTCCATATCCACCTTCCGAATATGGAAGTTGACGCATTATTAACTTTAATTTTCTAATATCTTTTGCTTTGAAATCCCTTGAAGCGCAATAAGCCTTTAAAAAGTCGTCGATAATCTTGGCTTTTTTATTCGCAATGTCGTTTACTATTTTTTCAATTTGCAATTCCCTTTTTTGGATAAAATCCAAATGACTTTTTATCATATTTTTAAATTAAAGTGGCTTACTCCAATCCTTCGGAGGATATTTATTTGGTTCTTTCTGGTGAACTTCAAAAGGTATCATTTTGAACTTTCCCTCAAAAACAAGCCTTATGGTCAATCTTTTGCAACCATCTCCCCAATCAAAATTTTCCAGAACATCGTTCACTTTCTGCAATATTTCATCTTTTTGTTTTTCTTCTTGTTCGCTTCCAATCATGGTTATTTAGTTTTATTTTTTAAGATAAAATTAATCTGCTCAAATGCAATCATCATCAGTGTTATTGATAACGCCACGGACCAATGAGAGTTTTCCCATACGAAAAATAGCAGAATAATAGAGAGAATAATTCTTATTATTGGCGGTATATTTCTCATTGGTTTATGATTTTCCAATAACTCTTGACCCACCTCAAGAAAGTAATGAGCCTTACAGTTACGAGTATTTTAAATTGCATTATCAAATGCTTTCTTTCTCTCTTTCTTTCCTGTTTTCTGGCAATAGCTGGACTAGCCTCTTCCATTATTCTTTTTACTTCCCGAATAAGAGATCCGAAGTCTTCAGCACTTAGAGATGTGATGATGTTTTTGTCTCGGAGCACATCGACCGTGTCACCGTTCTGGTTGTAATTCAGCTTGATCATAGTTTTTATTATTGATTATTAAATTAAATATCCTCGCTTGTCGTAAGAATCAGGCTGTTTATAATTATCGTATTTCTTGTATGGATCTTTCTCTTTAGCGATATTCGCCTTATCAAGATTGACTGCCAGATATTCAGTCGCGGATCGATGATGGGACGTCCAGTCATGGATCGGCAGCGTTACCGGAGAAGTCGCTTGCGAGTTCTCGTTGCGCTGAGGATAGCGAGCGAACTTGATGGATGAAACCCACATCTTCGTACCGACATCCCCTGATCCAGGGGTATCATTCACCTCGATTCCTTTCTGTAAGAATACTTTCGTCTTTTCCTTCCTGATTGCGAAAGTATTTGCTTCCGGTGATGTCTGGACGAAGATTCCGGCCTTCTCTAGCTCAAGCCTGGTACTGGTCTTTTCCTTGCTCGTGATAGATCTCTTGGCTACGTCAGGATCTCCCAGATGGACAGCTTTTTTCCACTGGCTGACCTTGGCAATCAAAGCCAGCTCTTCAGACGTATATTCGAACAATGAATCGATAAGGTTTCCAGGGAAGAACGGGAACAGATAGTGGATCGAGACATTCTCTTTCTTGTATGCTTCAACCAATCTATATTTTCCATTGTCCATGTTCTTCTGCCACCATTGGACCGCTATTCCATCCAATCCGAAGTCCCACGTCACGAATAGCGGCCATTCCGGATTATATGGAAATATCCCGACTTCGATATGCTTGATTTCGTCATACACCCTACCCCTGATGGACGTGTCCCAGTTCCTCATGATCTCCCGGGCAAAGTCCTCTTCGCTTCGGCGCTCACGCTCTCCATTGATGTATTTATCATCTTTTCGAGGATCAAGAGAATAATCGAGTTCTATAATCTTAATCTTTTCTCCATCTTCTCCGAATCTAAGGCGCTTGGCTTTTCCAGGCTTGATTCCTGGAGTGGTGATGACTATTCTACAATTGGTCGTGTCGGCAGTAGATCCCCAGGCTGCGGTATCGTTATCCCAAAAAGCGAATTCATCAAGGATGATTAATTTATACCGGCCTCCTCGCGAGAAGTTTTGATTTGATGATTCTCCAGAAATAACATTGCCATTCTCAGGATTGATAAGCGACATGTAAGTGAGATGTTTTCTAAAATCAAAACCTTTCGGGAGTATGAATTTCGGCTGCCTCATTAAGGTATATTCTATTTTCCCAAATAGCGATTCCTCTTTGTTTGAGTTCCCTCCGGAATCTCCCTTGGTATTGTCGACATAAGCTTCCTTGCGGGATCCAAGCAATACGTTTGATCCAGGAATATATCTCCAAAACCAAAGTGCCACATCAAGCACGGTATATGATGCTCCCATGTCGCGACTTTTTTCAATGAAAATATCATAGCCATCTTCAATTCCTTGTCTTATTTCATCAACCAGATTCTCTTGGAATGGAAACAGCTTGAATTTGAGGTGATGCGGTGCGCGCTTAGGGTCAAAGGTCTTGCAGAAATTGTTGATGTAAGCTTTAGGATTGGATTCAGCATCCTTTTTCATCTCCTTGAGTTTTGCTAGTTTCTCTTCACGAGACATATTCGTCGAGTTCATCATCGCTAATGTTATCAATTATGTTTTGGTTGCTATTCGAATTCTGGTTGCTGTTGTTGATTAGGATCTCTGCTCCCTCTAGTCCCAAGAGGCGGCCGAGTGCTTGATGGTAATGCCGGCGTGTCTTATGGTCCGGTTCTTCAATGGTAGAGTTCACTGGCCCGAAATCATCGAATCCGGTGCATATCTCTACTTTTATTGAAGCTTCAAGCCCTTGTTTAAGCTGATAAAGATACTTATCGACTCCGACTCCGTATGCTTCCAATATCATTTCGATTCCCCCGAGATTCTTAACTTTTCTTAACAATCGGCATCCCATCACGCTCGCAACGTCATAGCTGACTCCTTTGTTTAATGCCTGATATGCCTTGGTGGCGTTCCGGTTATTTTTCATCCAGGCTAGAAAGAACAAAACCAGCTCCTTGTCTCCTTCGAAAGCCTGCTCCAAAACTGACATGCTGCTGGGAATAAGTTCGAGCTTCTCAGGTGTTTTATTCTTTGCAATAGCATTCTTAGGAGCTCTCTTTCTCGGTTTTTGTTTGGGTTTGCTTTTCGGCATTTCATTGGACTATTATGTGATAACCGTCTTTTCTCCTTTCGACAGAAAATGATCCTCCGGGATTGGAATTCGGGTAGGCCGATCGGATTATTATTTTCAGGAACCAGAGGATGAGCTTGCGTTTCATGGGCTTATTTTTTTAAAACAATAATGCCAATCAGAATAACAACAACAACGACCCAGAGCATTAACCCTATCCAAATAGGAGATAAGACCCATATCCAAGGCCACGATATTTTTCCGATTAGTTTTAGAACGATGAACACGATTCCAAGCAAACCGAAAAAACCGATTCCGCTTGAGCTAGAGTTTGATGTAGCCATTTGTTTTGTTCTTAATAATTTACTTATCCCAGCTCACGCCCCTTCAACCTGAAAAGCACGAGCTGGAGAAATAAACTAGTCCTTCCAGGTAATAGCTTTAACGGCCCACATTTGAGCACTCTGAGCTTCTGTGATAGCGATTGATATGAGTCTATTGCTTTCGGACTGTCCAGGTGTTCGCATTTCGTTAAGCTGATCTATGACGTTGGCGTATGCCTTTTTCACTCGATCCACTTGATCGTTGTTTCCCGGATTAAAGGTAAGTCCGACAGCTTTTTCACCATAGGTCATTTCTCTTTGGTTCGTGTCTTTTTCCATTTTCGTAATCTTAAAATTATTTAATCTCCATATTTTTTAAGAATATGCCACAAGGACGTGTTTCTTAAAAACTAGAGTTCCACCTTTCTCTTTATGCAATTCAATCTTTCGATAGCATTCTCCAGGGAATCATTTTGATCCTTCATTACTCTGCCTAGAGGAGAAGCGCATGGAATGGATTCTTCTCTAGGGTTGCTTCCATCAGGAACATCCCTCAATATAGAAGATATTCTTGTTGCTAGATCTGAAATAGCGCTATGGATTCCTGATATCAGCTTCTCCGTTCTATCAATCTCCTGCTGGATTTCTCCTTCATTTTCTTCACATCCAGGTTCTGTTTCGTAATCTTTTTTCATTGTTTTTCACCTCCTTCCTGTTTTAATTTTTTATTCAAATTTTCTTAAACTTCACGCTCCACACCGGCTCATACTCGTTTTCATATTGGTCCTTAATCACAACACTCTTTCCAGATGTGAGATCAGTCATAGCCTGATCGGTAAGCATGGACTTCTTAACCTTCAGTTCCCCTTTTATCTCCTCCAGCTTCTCATAGCGCTTCCCCATGCGACTCTGGGCAATTTCCTCTATCTTCTTTTTCTTTTCCCTGAGCTTCTTGATTTCCTCGGTCGTTTTCTCGAACTCGTTCATGTTTTCGAGGACGTCTTTGTATTCCCTCCTGATTTCCTTCGCCTCCTGATTCTTCAAGGCGATCTCGTCGAAGATCAGTTGTATCTGCATTTTTCATTTGGTCCAGCATCTCCTCCAATTCGGAATACGTTATGATTCCCTTTTGGTGAAGAAGCAGGATGATTAGTTTTAAGATTTTAATCATTTTGTTTTCATAAAGCATATCCATTTAGTGTTTCCACTTCTTCCCGTGGTATGTCCAAATAGCGGCTTATGATCGGTTAGTTTCAATATCTCTGAAACTTTTACGTCTCGCTCATTCCATTTAAAAATCAATATTCCATAGTCCTCCAAAACCCTGAAACATTCACTAAATCCTTTTCGAAGATCATCTTTCCAGCCTTTTCCAAGGACTCCGTATTTTTTGGCCATCCAGCTTTTTTCTCCAAGTTTCATCAGATGCGGCGGGTCAAAAACCACCAGCTTGAATGCCTCATCTTTAAACTCAAGATCTCTGAAATCCCCAATGACATCCGGACCGATAGTCAATTTTCTCAAATCACATAGCACATGAGTTTCTTCCCTATTATCCATAAAAAGAACTGCCGGATTTCCCTTATCGAACCAGAACATTTTGCTACCGCAGCACACATCAATTATTTTCTTCTCCATTTTTTTCCTTAAAAATGCTTAATTGATTCTCCGGAACCTTAGAGCGCCTGCAGACCGCGCAAACCTCATCCTTGGCATTTTTCTTCTTGTGGCTCTGGCAATGCTTCCTGCCGCACTTGCAAGTGAAATACCAGATCCGGCGCTCCTTGAATTGGTTGCTATTTTCCATCTCCCAGTAAAAAATTAGGATTAGTTTCTATATGCTCTGAAAGGGTACGGCCGTCTTTCATAATTGCATAAGGCAAAAATACCTGTTGAATCTTAGCCTGCTTGGTTTTGACTAGGGCCATCTGCGCATCGATCCAATCCCGTATATTAGCCCACGCAGTATAATAGGCCTGCTCTCTCTGTTTCTCTGTCGGCTTTTTGGGATGTCCATATCGATCCTCTCCTCCATAAAGAATTTCCACTACGTTTTCCACCATTGCCGGAAGCTTGAATCCTACCTGCTTGCCGTCAATTTCTAGGCCGAAAGTTATAGCCTCCAATGTGCCGTCTTTTTTATAATCGAACATTATCTTGTTGGCTCCGTTGGAAGACAGGATCGTCTGTATTTTCTCGAAAGTATTCCTTCCGCTGCTGGTATAATTCTTTAATGCCATTTTTTTACATTATTTCAATTACGCTTTTTTTGATCGACTTGAATTCCTCATCCGTCAGCTCAACATCCAATGCCTTAACGGATTTATATTTGTTCCTATCGATATAATTGGGATAACTTTCAGGACTTTCCCGGGTTGGAAAGTCTCGATTATATCTGTGAGCATCTTCAATCTCTTTTATTTCTTCTTCGCTCCTTTTCTCGAATTTTATAATTTGGATCTGATACATATTTATTCGCTTATATGAATTATTAAATATCCCCCTGCTTGATTATCGAAAACCTGACACCCGGATGTTCCTTGAGATATGTCGCATAGAGCAGCTTCTTCTTGAGTTTCCAGACGTCAGTCTCATGGCCCTTGCATTCCACCAGCTCGATTGACCCGTCATTATGCGTTATCTCGAAATCGCACTTATACGCGCATATCTTCTCTCCGTTCGCCGCCAGGTCGATTGAAACCTGCCTCCGCCATTCCCTGATATCCTTCGCTTTCTTCCTGAGATCGAGCTGAGTCGCATATTTAACCTCGAGCCGGCTGTCATACAACTCTCCGCCATAGACAGATTTTCTGTTGCCATATTTGCTCTTCGATTGATAGGCGTAGATGATCGTCATAATGTTTTCAACCTTTCCAAAACATCTGCTGGGGTGTGACCATCCCATTCAGGAGCTTTTTCAAGTGTCCAATGAACAAAATCAGTTTCTTCCCATCGATCAATTGGCAAATGATAAGTGATCTGCTTTCCCTTTTCTTGATTTATCCCCAAAATGAACCAACCTTCAAAAGATGACCCATCGCTATGCAGTTTAGAACGCCATACAACATTCAAAGGGGGATAAGCTGTCTGCCATTGACTAGGTTCTTTCGTGTCTTCATATAGTTTGCACACTGCAATAAATAAGGTGATTCTATGCTCATACAGCTCACCGAAAGTATGGTATCCGTCAGATACGTCATTGGTGTTCGCAACGGGTATCACTACATTATCTCCAAACTTTTCTATTGAGTGATTGGCAATGTTTATTGACGGGGTGATTATTTTTTCCATAGTTGCTTTAAAAAATTATTAAACCATTGCCATCTGCTCGCTACCGACGAGCGCTTCCCTGTCTTTCTCGCTTGCCCATCCTCTTCGGTCCTGAAGCTGTCCAAGCGCATGATATTTCATATCGGCGATCCTATATTCCCTCAGTCTTGAAAATACTACCGCCCCTTCAGGATATCTGACTGAATACCGGAACAATCCATTATCATGCAGATACAGCTCAAATCCTTTTATGACTCGTCCGAGAATGTTTCTGCTCTGGCCAAGATATGGCTCGAGCTCCTTCTCGAAAGCAATTATCTGGAGACGATCATCTGAATTGTCCAAATCGAACTTCTCCTCATGGATATCTGTATTTAATTGTTTTTTCCCAAATGCCATATGGTTATTTTATTTTTATTATTTTAAATCCGAGCTCATGCAATTTATCTATCAACTCGACTACCATCGAAGTTTTTGGAATTCTTTCAAGCCATTCATAGATACTTTTTCCATTATCATCGTCTGCAACGTCCTGAAATGTTTGCATTAAAGCATTCTGTTCAATGGCGTCTTTTCCTCCAAACAAATTTACTTTCATTTTGCTCATTTTATTTTTGCGTTAGTAATATATTTAAAAAGCGTTTCCAATGTCACAGTATCCAGATATTTCGCATCCTTGATTTTCTGGAATCCTGTCTCAAGCTGTTCCCTGGAAAATGGGACAAGATTCCTGGCCGGGCGAAGGTAGCGCTTAATATAAGCTTCCCACTGTTCCACTGTTTCGAATTGAGGTCCTGTAGTTTCTGCCCATTCCCCGATAATCTGAATATGCTTTTGGGGACTTCGGGAGCACCATTCGACGAACTGCTGAAGATTCATGGGCCTATCTTCTTTATCCCTTGAATTTTCAGATCCGTCCGCCGCGTCAGCGGCAGTCCTTAATTGTGAATCCTTCTTCTCTGTGTATCCTTCTAGTGCATCTGGTGCACTCGGCTTTTGTGCGTCAGATGCACCCGGCTCTGCATCTGAGATGCACTCGGCTCGGGGTGCATTTAATGCACTCGGCTTAGGTTTCCATTCGGATTTGTCGCACAGGAGATAGACATTTTTCAACTGGCGCTTCGTCTTCTCGTCTTTTTCCCTTTTAACTTGTATTATTCCCCATTCCTCAAGCTTCCTTATCGCCTTTATGACAGTATGCTTGGATTTGAATCCATGCTGTTCCATGATGAGCTCCATGCTTGGATAGCATTCTTGATCCTTGGATGCATGGCGGCACAGAGAGTTATAGACAGCCGTAGCATTAGGGAGGCAGAGCCGGGCATATCCGTTGAGATATTCGTCGTCGATCGTGTATTTGTCTTTGCGCCTAAGATCCCTTATTTTCAATATTTTGTTTTTTTCTATTTTAGACATGAAGATTTTTCTTGTTTTCTAATTTTGATAAATCCTCGATATATTTGTTGGCTTCTCCCTTGGTTAGTTTATTTATCTCCTTTCCGGTCATGAATTCGAACCACGTCTCGTCTTTTTTGAGACGCTCAAGCATTTTCCTGATTTTGTATTTCTGGCTATCGCTTGCAGGATCTTCAGGATTTTTTACCCACACCCCTTTTGGATGATTCATAAAGTTTTTTCTCTTTCCCAGGCACCACCGAGCAGAGATGCCGGGAAAAGAGGCTCGGTTAATTATTTACATTCCAAAAATCACAAATAACAAACTCACCCACTTCAAAAGTCCTACCATCAAAACAGCAATAAGCATCAAGAACAGGACTGCCAATATGACAGCCAATAAAAATGACACAGTTTCGTTTATCAATCCCTTCAT